ACAATAGCAAAACATGTTTCTGAAATTTTAACTAAAGAAGAAATTAATCATACACCTGGAGATATTGTTACTATTGTAAATCGTTTTTATCCTGATTTTAGAAAAATCATTAATAACTGTCAAAAATATACTGTTGATAAAACATTAAAACTAGACACTTTATCTAATACAGATGATGAATATAAAGAAAAAATATTAATTGAACTAAAAACTAAATCATCAAAAACATTTAATAACATTAGACAAATAATAGCTAATAGTGAAGTAGATGATTTTAGTGATTTATTTAGATTTTTGTTTGATAAATTATCAGAATATGCTTCTGGAAGTGAAGGCGAAATAATAATGGCAATAGAAGAATACCAATATCATTCTAATTTTAGAATTGATTCAGAAATAAACATAATGGCTTTAATAAGCAAAATAATCAAAACAATATGAACACACCAAAAGAACAAATTAAATTAAATTTAGACATTACAGCTACTCAACCAATATTAACACCTGATGGAAATCATGTTGTAACTGAGGGTTTTGTCTTAAGAAAAGTATCTAAATTCATTTCAGGAACAGCAGAAGATGGAGTTATACCAATTCCTTGTTTTTATGATGTTAAAACTGGACGTATATTAATTGAAACTCTACCTAAAGAATTAAGAGCAGAGTATGAAGAGTACCAAGAAGCTAGTAAGTAATTTTTCTATATTTGATTGGCTAAAAGAAATATGCTATATTAAATCTGATTGGAATAAATTTTCAAATGAACAATTAAAAACATTTGAACCGTACATGATTAATCGTTTCTTAAGTATGAATGAAGATTATACTGAATTGGTTAATTATGTACAAGCTATTCCATATTCTGAAAAAGAAAAATATTATAAACTATATTGTAATTTATTACCTAAAAAACAATTTTGGTCTAAATATATTAAATCTGAAACTAAATCACCAAATAAAGATTTAATTCAACATTTAACAATATATTTTGAATGTAGTTCTAAAGATGTTACTGATTATATTGGGTTTTTAGATAAAACAATCATTAGTCAATGTCTATCAGATATGGGTATTGAAGACAAAGAAATAAAAAAACTAATAAAATGATAGACACAATAACAGAATCAGTTATAGAAGACTTAAAATCAAGAAGTGAACGTGGTATTAAAAAATATAATACTACACTTGATCAAAATAATAAAGATGATTTTATGAATCATTTATATGAAGAATTGTTAGACGCAGCCCAATATATTAAAAAGGAAATGTCTATCATTCCTGAACTTCAACAAATGATTGAACAACATTCTAATGATATAACATTAGGTGAAGCAATCCGAAGTAAATACGCTAAACATAATGTCTAAAAAGAAAATACCTCAAATAGTTAAAACTATTAAAAATCATCCTCCTCTAGAAATAGATTATAGATTCCAAAAAAGTATATCTTACAGTCAGTTTTCAATATTTCAAAACTGTCCTCATAGATGGAAACTACAATATAAGGATGGAATTAATTTGTTTTCATCTACTATTCATACTTGTTTTGGGACAGCAATACATGAAACATTACAACATTATTTAACTACAATGTTTGAAATAAATGGTGCTCAAGCTGATGAATTAGATATTGAGGAATACTTTAAAGAAAAATTTATTGAACAATATCAATCCAACTATAAACAAAATAATAATTCTCATTTTTCATCACCTGAAGAATTAAGAGAATTTCATGATGATGGATTAGCAATGATTAGTTGGTTTAAAAAACATAAATCTGATTATTTCTCAAAACGAGATTGGTCATTAATTGGATGTGAGATCCCATTAGTATTACCGTTAGATAGCCGGTTTAAAAACGTATTATACAAGGGTTATTTGGATCTCGTGTTATATCACGAACCTACAAATACTGTCAAGATAATCGACATTAAAACATCGACTAGAGGATGGGGTGCTAAGGAAAAGAAAGATGAACAAAAACAATTCCAATTAATATTATATAAAGAATTACTTAGTAGACAGTTTGGTTTAGATCCAGATAACGTTGAAATTGAATTTTTTATTGTTAAGCGTAAAATATTTGAAGGATCAGACTTTCCAACAAAACGAATCCAACTATTTGTACCTCCATCAGGTAAAATAAAAACAAAACGAGCAATGACTAGTTTAACTAGTTTTATTGAGACTGTTTTTAATACTGATGGAACAATTAAAGAAATGGATTACATTAAAACACCATCAAAATATAATTGTAACTACTGTGTTTTTAAGAATAGGAAAGATCTCTGCGATCAAAATGCATCTTAGATATATTTGTATATATTTATATTAAAATATATTATGTCATCAAAAGATCAAACATTAACATCAGTAAAAGTTCATCCTGAGTTATTTGACCAATTTAAGATAAGTTGCATCAGATATAAGTTTTCATTACAAAAACTAACGGATAGATCAATTCATTTGTACTTAACAGATGAAACATTTAGAAAACAAATTCACAATCATCAAATAAAAGAAATAGAATAAAATTTATGAAAGACAAATTAGGTTACGTTCCTCAAAAAGACAGGAAAAAAATTCTACTTATTTGTGATGACATTAGAGTTCACTCAGGAGTAGCAACAGTTGCAAGAGAATTAGTTGTAAATTCATGTCATCACTTTAACTGGGTTAATGTTGGAGGAGCAATTGAACATCCTGAAATGGGTAAACGTTTAGATTTATCCGCAGATACAAACATTCACGCTGGAATAACAGATTCATCTGTTGTAATTTATCCTGTTAATGGATACGGTGATTCTTCATTTTTACGTCAAATGTTAGAAATAGAAAAACCAGACGCTATATTTTTAATTACTGATCCAAGGTATTTCGCTTGGTTATTTAGTATTGAAAATGAAATTAGAAAAACAACTCCTATTGTATATTTAAATATTTGGGACGATTTACCAGCACCACACTATAATAAACCATATTATGAAGCTTGTGATTTACTATTAGGTATTTCAAAACAAACTGTAAATATTAATAGATTAGTTTTAGGTGATAAAGCAAAAAACAGAATTCTTAAGTATGTACCTCATGGATTAAATGAAAAAACATTTAAACCACTAACTGAGAATGATACTGAATGGAAAGAATTTTTAACATTTAAAAAGACTATATTAAAAAATAAAGAATATGATTTTACATTATTCTTTAACTCAAGAAATATTCGCCGTAAACAAATACCTGATACTATGATGGCGTTTAGATTGTTTTTAGATACATTACCTAAAGAAAAAGCTCAAAAATGTGCTTTAGTATTACATACTGAATTAGTAAGTGAACATGGTACTGATTTAAGAGCAATTAAAGAATTATTTTTTGAAGGATATGAAGACAATATCATATTTTCAACTGGTAAATTAAATCCACAACAAATGAATTTTCTTTATAATTTATCTGATGCTCAAATTTTATTAACATCAAATGAAGGATGGGGATTAAGTTTAACAGAAGCATTATTAGCTGGATTACCTATTATAGCTAATGTAACAGGTGGAATGCAAGATCAAATGAGATTTGAAAATGATAAAGGTGAATGGATTGATTTTGATGAAAACATTCCTTCTAATCATAGAGGTACTTATAAAAAACATGGTAAATGGGCATTTCCAGTATTTCCAAGTAACATTTCAATCATGGGTTCACCTCCAACACCTTATATTTTTGATGATAGATGCAGACCAGAAGATGCTGCAGAATGTATTTCAGAATTATATTGGATGCCAATTAGTGAAAGAGTAGAAAGAGGATTATCAGGTAGAGAATGGGCGATAAGTGATGAAGCTGGATTTACTAGTGAAAAAATGTCTAATAGAGTTATTGATGCTATAGATGGATTATTTTCAACTTGGAAACCAAGAGAAAAATTTGAATTAATAAACACAAACGAAGTTAAAAAAAGAGTTTTAAACCATAAATTAATTTACTAAAATGAGTAAACCGTTATTTATAATAAGTTCTCCATTTGACACCTATTCAGGGTATGGAGCACGTAGTCGAGATTTAATAAAAGCAATTATCGCTTTAGATAAGTATGAAGTTCAATTACTACCACAACGTTGGGGTGATTGTGCTTGGGGATTTTGTAAAGATAATCCTGAATGGGGATTTTTATATCAATATAGGTTAAATGCACCTCAATTACCTAAACAACCTGATATATGGGCACAAATCACAGTACCTAATGAATTCACACCTATAGGTAAGTATAACATTGGTTTTACAGCGGGTGTTGAAACTACTATATGCCCACCAGATTGGATTGAAGGAGTTAATAGAATGAATTTAACTATAGTTTCTTCTAATCATTCAAAACAAGTATTTGAAACTAGTAAATTTGAAAGACGTAATAAACAAACTAATCAAGTTGAAGGTACTATTCAATTAGAAAAACCAGTT